GCCCCCACGTCGACTGCCGACATGGCCATCTCCAGCGCGGTTGGATTGTGCTTGTCCACGTAGGAGGTCATTCGAGCAGCCAGCGCTTCCGCGTTGTTTAGGTCGGCCTTAGGCCAGAGGAATATCCTACTCATCCTGCTATTGAACCCACTATGCGTCTTCCTGAGCCTCTTCACGGCATCATCAAAATCCGCCTTGGGCACCTTGTAAGAGTCGACCAGCAGCGCCTCAATCGCAGGGTAGTTATTGGGGTGCTCCTCCACGTAGCCCATGAGAGTATTTGCCAGTTCGTCCACACTCAAGTCCTCTGGGTGAATCACCCCCGGCGGCATAAGGTTGGGGGATATTGGAGCCACACCCGCAGGTATGGCCACGTACCGTGTGGGCTGCCCCGCAATACGGGCTGGGAAAAACTTGGATGCGATAATCACGCCCGTGTGGTTGATGTGGAACTCCAGCAGTTGCTCGTCTTCAATGGGAACGTTCTCGATGTTACATGTCGGCCTCCCCTTATAGGTGGGAATGCCTGGCTCTACGGCCTCGCACCCAACTACACTCATGTGGCTAACCACTTTAGAGTTTTTCATGGCAAACTTGGTGGCGTCGTCGCTGATCCTCCCCATCTCGGTCCTGACGATGGTGGGCACCCGGTTGGTGACGATCTCAGGCATACGCGCCCGGATACTTTCGGCCACCTCGAACACCGTGTTGCCCCGTTCCACGCTGTCAATCACCTCCCTTTTAACCCGCGCCCGAGTAGTCTCCCCGATAGCGGTGATGCGTGTAGCCACGGCCTCCATCCGCGCCATTAGCCTAGGCGGGTTGACTACGTTGTTTTCCCCATTTAGGACCAGCCCAATCTTCCCATAGACGTTTTGATGAACGGTCGACAGCGCGGGCTGGGTAAGGGAAACCAGCACCCCGGTCCCGGAAAGCTCGTTCATAATCGCAGCCTCCCATAAGGACACATGCGCATCCGCATTAATAATGGCCGACTTAGACTTGCGGATACCGTACATCACCCGCGCCCGCATAAGGGCAACTTCAATGATCTGCTCGACCTGCTCGACCATAAACTTGGTCAGGATTGGAGTCAGTGCCTTTATGCCCCTGGCCCTTTCCATCCTTTGGATGTTCACAATGTCCCTGTTTATGGCGATGTGAACAGAGGTGGTCACGTTCCCCGCATTCCAGCCCCCTGGAGGAGGTTGGGGTGACTTGCGGTACCTTGCGAATAGGAGGTCGTTTTGCCCAGCTTCTCGGGCACGGTCCATGGCCCGCCCGCTCGCCGTGCTCCTACTAACGAATGTTTTTGACATAGCGTTTTTTCTTCACTCCTCCTTTTGTCGCCTTAGGCGTCTCCTTGGGGGCAAGATCGGAATCAGCAGGATTACCCACCCCGGCCAATGCCAGTGGGATTGTGGTCATTTCCACCGTCAACTCGTCCATCATTGGGTTGTCTGTGATGATCGGCATATTGATCTTTTCCCTAAGCTCGTTGCGAGTAATGACTCCAGCCTTGAGCAAAGGTAGCATCTCCTTGACGATCTGATCCACGTCAATGAGACCGGACATTTCATACACCAGCGTGTAGTTGGGATCATTAGCTTGGATAAAGCCCTCTGAGTTGATCTTGCCCACGATCATGTCGAGCAGAGGCACAACCTTGTATTTGCGGAAGTTTCGTTCATCTTGCGAAGCGGTGGCGTAGTTAGCCGCCCCCTGAATCCCGGCCACCGAAAGGGGCACACCATGGTTCATGAAGATTTGCTCAACCGTCCACTTCTCCCGTTCCAACGCCTGCATCTCGGCCATGTTCATACCAAGGCGGTGATATGACCACTTCCCGTTAAGGAAAGCCGTCTTCCCGGCGTTGGCCTTGCCCGCATAATCCAAGTTGAATTTTTTCTTGAAGCGGTCCCAGTCCTCCGAGTCCAGCCCTTCGGCATCCTCGCGGGACAGTACCCCGGATATTTGGGCACCGTTCTCCACAAACTTCTCATCCAGATTGTTCTTGTTGATGAACTGGTTGTACAGCGGCTGGGACGGCTCAATTGACCCCATGCCCAGCATTAGGTTGACCGGGTTTGTGGTTTTCAGGTGGATGATCTCCTCAGGCTTGAACGATTTGATAATGCCGTTGACCTTGTATTCATAGCTGGCCACCTTTTCTTTCTTGCCCGGCACTGGCCCCATGTTGTGGGGTAACAAAGGGTACAAGGCAGAAGGCCGCCCACTTAGGTCAATCTCATCCTTGAGCCAATAGGCATTACCTGTCAACTCCAGGTGGAAAACAGTCATCTCCACGAACTCCTCCCATGAGTCATAAGGGTTGGGGTTTTTGATAAAGCCGCCCGATGAGAAGTAGATGGGGTCAGTCTCCCCCTTTACAGGTGGCGGGGGAAGCTGAACCAGCGTGTATTGGCTCTGACCCCCTACTGATATGATCTTAAAATCAGCCGATAGCATGGCCGCCGCAATTAGCTTGCATGAACGATAAGATGCCCAAACCAGCTTATGTCCAGTGGATAGGTAGGAGGAAAAGTCACTGAATTTGTGAAGCGGGATGCCCAGCTTAGACTCAATGAACTCCCGCTCTTTTCGGTTACCTATGCGGGACAACATGGCAAGCTCTGATGGAGTCGCCCGGCTCAAGTCAGGCTCACCTCTGCGACGCAAAAAGGCTGATTTTAACTGTTCAAACATGATACTTAATTTTTACGCTTCCTGACTGGCTCCAATTTTGCACGATCTTGCAAATTTCCATCCTGAAGGGGGCAGTCCGGGCAATACCCGGTCAGGAAACGGACCTTGCTTGGGTCCGGGGACCACACCGGGAGTGTGGAGAAAGTCTGGTAATCCTTCGCATATACCTCGCGAACGAGCGCCCGGTTATCGTCGCTGCGTGCCCTCACCCAAAAGTCCCGCACCTCGGGATTGTGAGCAAAGGTATTGCTGCGTGTTGCTTGGGAAAGGTCGTCAACAACGTTGAAAAAACTGGCTATGTCATGGGTGGCGAGGATCAAGTCCATCTTACAGGTTAGCCAGTTGCTTTGGGGTAGCAGGCCCACAGGCGTCTCCCCCTTCCCGGCTAAGAGTCGACGCAGGATCACTTCCCCCCGCTTCTCAGGGGTGAGTGCCTTGCTCAGTTCCTCATCCTCCACTTGATCCCCCTGGGAATCCCGGCCTAGGAGATAGGCCGTCGCCGCACTCTCGAACCGCTCCAGAGGGTCGCGGATTAAGACCACTTTCCTCAGCTTCTCCCAATCGGGGAAGTGTTTACGCGCCTCATCTGGAGTAGCATACTTAGGCAACGCTTCCACGTTTAGGAGCTTGAGAGCATCACCAAAAGACGCATTCCCGGTGTGTGGGTTTTCAATTAAGATATTTTTAGAGTCCTGCTTCATTGGGATGAATCTTAAGCTAACCCACGCCCCTACGCAAGCAGCACTTCACTGGTTGTCAGCGTATGCCTTGACAGCCTCCTCCCGAAGCAGGATGTAATCCTGTCCATGCGCCCGGTAGTGCATCCCCTGAGTCGATGCCACGAAAACATAATCGCCCTCATGGATGATTTTACACCTATCGCCCCGGTCGACCACCACACCAAACTCCTGAGTCATGCGCGAGAACTCGGGCAATACGATGGAGCCCGCCTGCGTCTCTCTCGGGAGGACGCGAATCAGTAACGTGGTGTCCAGCGGGAACAGTTCCCCTCCCTCGATACGCGCCAGAATGTCCTCAGATTTCACTATGGCGAGGTCGTCGGTGACATCCCTGGCTCCATACCTGTTTATCAGCACAAAGTCGCCCTGCTCCACCGTAAAGCCGCCCCATTTATCCGCCTCCGCCTTCTTGGGCCCGGTCCCAGTCCTCAAGACCAGCCCTTCTGGTGGCCGCTCCACCTCCGTTTCAGGCAAATGAATGCCTCCCTCGGTGACGGTTCTCGGCTTGCTTCTCTTGATTAAGACGCCTGTTCCAAGTGGTTGTAGTATTTCGTAATTTTTGCCCATAAGTAGGTCGCCACCTTATAACGTCTCAAGCCCTTAGGCAATCAATAATTGCGCCCGCCTGTCAAACATCTCATTCCCAATGGATACGGCATCAATCTGGTCATCTTTAGGCCCATCAGGGAAGTGGTCAAGCTCATCAATGAAATCCTTAGTCCAGTCGCCCCGGACCACATAAACAAGCCCCTTCTCCAGCTTATTCAGCCAAGGCTGTGCCCGAAGTAGCTTGCTGCCTCCGCCTTGTGATCGAGATGGCGGGTTGCGCAACTCCACCTTGACGGTCCCCAGTAGCTCCTGCCGCACGTCCTCAACCACCCCTTTGAACCCGGCCACCCCCTCCAGCCCCACACGCAGCACCTTTTTGGATGTCACGTCTTTCTTTGCGGGATACCCCCTCAGGTCAATCGCCGCAGTGTCCAGGATGGCCTTCCGCATCTTGGCCCACGCCATCCTCCTCCGGTAGATGTGCAGGATATACAGCGCCCGCGTATCCCAGTTGATCCCCACCAAAGCCCCTGCGGTATAGTCCGCAGTCTGTTTCTCGCTCATGGCCAAGTCCCACCCCCTGACAATTTCGTCTATGTCATTCCACGGTATGTTATCGGGAGTCAGGTAGTGGAGATTGGTAAGGTCGATTTGCCCGCCCGCAGCAGAGCGAGGCTTGCCTTGGTACTGGCTGTCCCACTCGTAGGAGGGTATGGCCGCCTTGATGCTTTTCAGGTAGCTCAAAGGACGCTCCTCAGGGAATAGGGCTTCTCCGGGTTGCCTGTCCAGAGGGTCCGGCACGCCTTCCTCCGCAATCGCCGCAATATTGACTTTGGTAAACTTCCGGGAGCTTTGCTCTTGGTCCAGCTCCGCTTGATACTCGGGAGAAGTCAGGTGCCCAATCAAGTCGTGCGGGTGCCAGCGGGTGCCCACCAGAAACGTCTTCGCCTTGGGGTGTAAGCGTGTAAGACAGTCCGCGAAATACCACTCAATGACCTTCCGCCTCATGGATGGACTCTCCGCTTCGGCTCGACCGGGGTGAACGTCATCCATGATCAACCAGTCGACCCGTCGCCCGGTCAGCTTTGCCCCGGAAGATTTGGCAATCACGCTGCCCCCTACGGCTGTCTCCCATTCATCCTCCTTGTTTGACCCTTTGGCGGGGTAAACCCCTGGAAAGATGATCTGATAAAGTGGATGCTCCAAACGGCTCCTGATTGCCTTTGAAAACTTGGTCACAAGGCTGTAGGAGAAACCCGTGATGGCGATGGATATGTTGGGGGAAACTCCCAGCAGCCAGCTCGGTGCCTCCACGGATAGAATCGTGCTCTTGCCGTGTTGCGGAGGAACGGACACAGCATTATTCGCCCGCTCCGGTCCTCCCTCGTACACTTGTTGGGTAAGCTCAATCAGGTAGCGGTGAAGGTCACCCAAAATAATGGCCCCGGCTCCCTGTGGATTAAACAGGTGAAAGTAAGTCAGGAAGTCGGTTCTGGCCTTAGCTATGAGCACTTCGATTGCCTTCTGGTACTCCTGTTCCGACAGCGTGTTCATAGTGCGGTAACAATTCTGGCTTTTTTCAACTCTTCCTCCATAGAGGAGCACTTGAGAATGTCTTCCCTTAGATACATTACAATGGCAAGCCGCACCGCCCCCGGCTCCTTGGGTTTGATAGGCGTGTTGCCGTGAAGGCGGTGAACGTCCATCAATAGCACATCCCCGGTCTGCATGTCCACGCCCATGTCATACTGAGGGAAGCAGGTAATGCCTCCCTCATACTGCCCCTTGCGTATGACAAACAGGTTTCCGAAGCCCTCCTTAAAATCCCCCCGATCATAGTGACATGCCGTTTGGAAATTGCGGTTGACTGTCAGGGTAGAGAAGGCCGTCCCTGTAATGATAAAATCCTGCCCTTTAGAAGCCGCCAAAGCTGCCTCCTGTATCTCATAATTGTGGGGCATCTCCTTTTGATAAACGCTATTCACCGCCCGAACCAATGGCCATGATCGTTTAAACCTCACAAAATCCTTCTGAGCATAGGCGGTGACCCTACAGAAGGGCTGTCTTGGGCCGCTCCCGAAGAATCCCACTATGCCTCCCATGGATGGCTTTGACCTGTTCACGCTGCTAACCTTGTTGCCCTCATACACCACTTGGATGCGGTATTTGTTCACCCTATGGAAACCAATGCCGCCTTGCCGGATGGCCAGCTTCATGGCCTCCTCGTCATCCAGCTCCCCGGACGCCATCCCCCGGTTATCCGACATGGTCGCTGCGTCTTCGAGCGCATTATAGGCGGGCAGCCATATTTTTCGGGGGACCACTTGTGGCAAATACTTGAGCAGGCAGCTCCCGGTATCGGCACAAAAAACCCCAAGGGGGTGCCCCCCCTTAATGACCATAGATGGTTTTTTGCGCAGGGTCGAGCCCTCCATTGCCGCAGTGTCGCTGTCCGTTAATACCTTGTTTCTTTTGATTGTCTCCATGGCCTTATGAGAGGAGCCTTTTGATTTCCTTCACGATCACCTCCGCCGCCTCCTCCATAGACTCCGGGTGATTGTTCTCTATTGGGGTATGCTTAAACCGTTTACAGATGTTCGCAACCTTGGTTTTTTTGGATAGGAGGAAGGCGTCTGTCTGGTTCGTCCCCCTCGCTCGTATGTTCTCCGCTTGCCTGTTGGTTGTCAAGACAAACAGCGAACAGTCCTCTTCCACCTTATCAAACAGCGCCCCGTTGAATAACCTGTCCCCTTCAAAGACTATCACCACTTTTTTACCCTTGGCCTCCAGCACATCCAGGAACGCCAAAAGGTCCGGCTGAACCGCCATACTCAGCTTGTCTGTCCCCTCATGTAAGGAGCCGTCAAACACCCCCAGCATAAGCACGTCGCCCGCCGCATTCATCCTGCCCCTGACCAGCTTGTAACGGAACTCCCGCCCCATCGGTGCCAGCTTGCTCTGGACATGTCGAAATACCGATGTCTTCCCGCTGGCTGGCTCACCTCCAACTGCTATTAATTTTACGTTTTTCATTTTTAAGATGCTTATCCTTATACGTTTCCGCCCTAAAGTCCCACAAAACGTCCCAATTCACCCCCGTCGCAACCTTTTCCTGCATCGCCTCCAGCTCCTTGCGCTGCCTCTCGATGTAGTAGCCAACCCATCGTTTATTCCCCTGGCAGTGTTTGCGGAAGGCGCACAGGCAAGTTTCCATAGCCCACACCGTCTTGAACTGGTCATCTATAGGTAGCCCCCCCACGGCCACCTCCAACTCCTTAAACTTGCGATTGAGTTTGGGGTAATCTTTACTCTCTACACTCATCCCTACTGCGAAGGCCAATCCTCCCCGGCTAGAGGCAGCGTTGACTAAGTCTAGGCTATGTGGATTCAACGATGTTTCCGTGATGGCATTTATGGCATCCAGATACAGGAATAGGGTAAACCTCCCAAACGTGAAGATGGTGCTACTGAGGGAGAAGGCTATGTCGTAGGCACCTCGATTACACCCTCCTGCGCGTCGTAGGGCACTCTTGAATAGTGCGTGTTGGCTCCCTACGCTCCCCACTAAGGAGCGGTAAGAGAGGAAGCAATCCACCCATTGATTCCGGCTGCGTGTCCATCTCCTGTCGGTCTGAAACAGCAGCTTGTCCCGGTTAGCTTCCCACCATCTGGTCATGCGCTTTGGGTCCACCGTCTCAAAGTCGGGGAACTCATTGTACATGTAGTAGGCAGTCGTGGAGGAGTAGCAGGTGGCATAAAGGAAGGCCAACCAATACCTTTGTTCCCTGTTTAGCTCAAAACGGTTTGACAAATATCTCAGCGCATCGTTGGCCGGATCAATATCCCGTTCTTTGGCGGATCGGAGGTGATACTCCAAATATCTGTTTACAGTGTCCATGAGTGTATTTCCCCTGCCTCCAATTCCTCAGCCCCGTTAAAGCCCGCCCGCGAGAGGATATCCTGAGTGGACGCTATGACAGCAAGACTCCCCTCATCCACCACCCATAAGGGTCGCTTGGTATTCCGGTATGCGAACAGTCTCCCCGGCTCCAAGAACACGCCTGCGAATGAGCCTCCCGTCTCTTCGATAAAGTCCATCAGCCCCCGGTCGCCCCCCTTGAGGTAAGCCAGCAACGCAAGCTCCCCATCATTGTAGGTCCGCATCTTGACCCCGTGGGCCGCCTCCATCTCCTCCTTGGTTCTCATATCCAAAGTCCCGTTAAAGGCCATTCCCACGCTCCCGGAGATGATGGGTTGATTGTTATTATGGTCATCCCAGTCCCCTGAGGTGGAATAACGGTTATGGAAGATGAACGGTGCCATGGGCATTTGCTTCACGGCCTCCGCCAGCCTATGGTGCTTGGAGGTGCCACCCGGCCCATAAAAACCAAATGAATGAACTCCTCGGATAGCGGACTCCTCCAGCAATTTACAAATCCCCGGCACGCTTCTCCGGCCTCCCTTTATCCACGCAACGACTCCACACATGTTATTTCCTCACTAGCTGGATCAAGACCTTACCTTTGGGCGTCCTTCTTGATCCTTTTTGTTGAAAGCCCAAACTCTTGTAGAATAGCAGGCTGCTCTCGTTCCATTCATTGGTCTCCAGCACGATAGGTCTTGGCAGCTCCTCAAGTAATGCTCGCCCCACGCCTTGACGACGGGCAGACTCGGCAACTATGATTTCCTTGACCTCACATACCCCGTTTTTATTCACGAACCGCATAAACCCCTTGCCCTGACATACGACGGCGTCGACTCCTTTGGGCCTGCCCTGCACTAAGCCGCTCCACATGAAGAAAAAGGCACCGAAGGCACCCATTTTTTCTCCCTGAATCCATATCGGCTTAATCCATGCCTCGTCAGAGCGGCTGAATTTGCGGATGATCATAGCAGCTTTTGACGTTTGCGTCTGGCTTCCTCCAGCTCATCCTTCTGCGTGCCACAATTAATCATGTCCGCCCGGTAATAATGCACTAAGGAAAGCCTGACCGCCCCCGGTGCCATCTTCACGATCTTGCTGTTCCCATGCACCTTATGAACGTCCATCAGCAGCACGTCACCGTTTTGTAGGTCCACCCCGGCCCGGTATCTTGGCAGAATAGTGAATCCCCCGGAGTATTTCCCCTTGCGCAGAGCCACCAAATTCCCAAAGCCCTGCTCGAAGTCGCCTTTATCGGTATGGCATGCTGTCTGCCAGTTTTTGTTGACCGTGATGGTGGTGAAAGACGTGTCTTTGATCACAAAGTCCGGTGATGTTCGGTTAGCTTCCTCCCGTTGAAGCGCATAGCTGTCAGGAACCAGCGCCTTGTAAACATTATCCACCAAATGCACCAAGGGCAGCCCGGCCCGGAACTCCTCCACATGGTTCTGAGTGAATGCCGTCAATCGGCAGTAAGGCACTCGGGGTGTCTTGGGGTAAAATCCCGCCACCCCTGAGTTTATGGGAGCCGCATAGGACGTGTTTGACCAGCTCCCGTCAGAGCACAGCACCTCATAGCGGGTAGCGTTGCCTTTGGCTTTACGGTAAGCC